TGCAGAACATGGTTGACCGGGTGCTGATCACAGATAAGGACGGCAACCAGATCGGGGTGGTGGAGGATACCGCCGCACAGCAGAAATATGGTGTTGTGCAGACGGTCTATAAGCAGGAGGACGGAAAAGACGCGCAGACCGAGGCCAAGGCCCTTCTGCAGACGCTGGAGCAGACCGGCAGCGTCACCGGCTGTCCGGGGGACAGCCGGGCGGTCAGCGGCTATGCACTGATTGTCCAGGAAACCACCACTGGGCTGTTCGGCAAGTTCTACATTGAAAGCGACACCCACACCTTCACGGACGGCAAACATGAGATGGCCCTGACCCTGGCCTTCTCCAATATGATGGACGAAAAAGAGATTGAAAACCAATCCCAAGGATAGGAGGCAAGAGATATGTCAAGATGGGCGGTGGAGATGGCCGAGGCCCTGCGCAGCGACGGATCCGGTGGAGCGGATGGCAGCTGGCGGTTTGCAACCGTCAACACCGCCAGTCCGCTGACCATTAAGGCGCATGACCAGGTGATTTCCAAGTACCTCTACAAAAGCGCCTCCCTTTCCCTCCAGGCCGGGGATGAGGTGCTGGTATATGAAACAGGAGTCGCTTTTTATATCATCGCAAAGGTGGTGCCAGCATGAGCATTTTCCCTTTTATCAGCCCGGAGGTATTGGAGAGCGGGCAGGCCAGCGAACTGCCTATGTTTCGGGAGTACGCATACGACTTTGAAAACAACCGCCTGTTGCTCCGGGATGGGAACACCTACCTGGTGGAGGGCAACGAGGCGCTGCGGATCTGGATCTTCAAGGCGCTGTCCACAGAGCGGTTTCGTTATACCGCCTACGACAGCGCCTTTGGAAGCGAGATCCACACTCTGATCGGAAGCGCCATTCACTCGGAGATTGTGACCTCGGAGCTGAAGCGGTTTATCATTGAGGCTTTGATGGTAAACCCATATATTTCAGAATTGAGCAATTTCCAATTTACACGCACCGAAAGCGGGGTTCAGGTCGAGTTTGACTGTACCACAATTTATGGGGCGATGACCGTTGAGTGGGATGCCAAGGAGGTGAGAGCGGCATGAGCGACACAACGATAGACTTCAGCACAGACGCCATCCTTCAGCGCATGAGGGACAGCCTGGAAAATCCAGCCAACAAGCTGGAGGGCGGCTTCTGCATGGATAACCTGCAGGCTGTTGCCGAAGAGATGGCCCGCATGGACGCGATGGAAGTACAGCCTATCCCCGACCATGTACTGCTGGATACCGCCGAGGGCGAGTACCTTGACCGGAAGGCCCTGGACTACAATGAAACCCGGAACCCCGCCGCAGCGTCGGTAGGCA